ACCTATGTCCTTGTTCTTTACCATCTGAGCAGTACACCTCAACACAACCCAATCTTTTTCCATAACGATTGGCTCATACTCTAATTGTATGTTTCGATTACTAATAATCTTGTCAATACCTGACCTAGTGATAATTACAAATCCACGTTTGTCTTTGTAAACATCTTCTTTGACTAGACCATTCGTGGTGAACAGTCTAGCTAACGCATCTTTTCTAGTTTCTTTTTTTACTTCTGTCATAGTTTTACAATTTATTAATTAGTGTTCTTAGTTCTTTTAGTGTATCGAGGTCGCAACTTCTAGCAGTAACCCTGCCATTATACCATTCCTCTAAGTTTTTCCAATCATTAGATTTCATCTTCACTTCTTCTACCTCATCTTTTTTTAAGAGCCTTTCCAATAGGTCAATTTTACTGTCTAGGAAGAAAAGGACATCGCCTTTTTTGATAGTTTCTACTTTTAAATCTTGCATAATTCAATTTGTTTTAATTAATAATCTTAGGCAAAGATAAAATAATTTTTACAATATACAACAATAAAAGTAAAAAAAATGTAAAAAAAGTTTGTTTACTAGATTATAGAAACTCTACTGCCTAAATCCATTGGTATGAATATAGCAGTTTTACCACCATCCAAAACAATACCGCAACCTAGCGTAGGTTTCTTAGGAAAGTTCTTGCCATAGGAAAATGCCATAGCATCTACGTCAATACCACATCCTACATTCATTCCGAATATCAAATCGTTGCGTGATGCCATATAGTTTACACCACCAAAGGAATGGCAATGACCTATAACTGTTGACTGCCTGTTGGCTATCGCTCTGTTCTTGTGAGCCATAGCACCGCTACTTCCTGTGCCATGCTCATATAGTACACCATCAATCTCCCATTGCATCTCCCACTTCCAACCTTTAGGTGCGTTCCATATTTCTTCATAGGACTTGATGAATCTCTTGGGTATTCCTGCTGATGTAGCTTGACGAAATGGTAGTGCCGAATGATTACCCACGCATACCTTCACATCAGGAAACGTGGCGTACCATCTTTCCATTGCTCTTTGAGCAGTTTCAGCTTCGCTTTCAGCATTAGGCATCTCAGCCATTTTCTCATGATAAGACAACGCCGCATTGTCAACCTCGTCTCCGATGTGGACTATGTGTGACACTCCAAATCTGTCGAATACTTCGTAGCAAAAATCTCTGTAATTAGGGTGGCAAAATGGTTCGTGTGTATCTCCGATGATACCTACACCACCGCCATTTCTGTGTTGTTGGATAATGTCAAATTCTTTTTGGCTTAGTCTCGGTCTGTATTGTTTCATTTGCTCTTATGTTTTGGCAAATATAAGAAAAATATCACAAAATGTCAAGGGAGGTGCGACTATACACCCCCCTCGAAAACTAAAACAAAATTGAATGTCATACAAACGTATGTGCAAATATAAGAAAAAAATGAGAAGTAAAAAGTTATTTTCGTGTTTTTTCGATGGAACGACCTCCAAAATATGCACCAAAGGCGGTAATCGCTAATAATTGCCAAAGGTCAATCCAAGAATCTTTAATTTGCAAGTCCACAAATCCGAAGTCAACTAAGGTAAATATCGTAAGAACAACAAGCAAGAAAGCCAATGACAGTGGTCTAATGGACTTTGTTAGCCAATTACCCTGCATATCAGCTTCCCAACGCTTAGTTACCTCCTGTTGCATCCTGTGGTCATGGTCTAGTATTATCTTCTCTATCTCAGCTTTTATGAGTTCTTTTTCTTCTGCCGAGGTGTGTATCTTATCTATGGCGGTTCCAACGGAATCTACCAAATCTTTTGCTCCTGAAGAAAAAATCTTTCCCAATATATTCATATCCTTATCCTTATCTTTATATTTAGCTTTATCTTTATTATATAGGGTATAAACTACCCTTTACAAACCCTTTGGCAAGGGTTAATTAAAAAAATCATTAGTATGTTTGTATTCTATGAATACTTGCTCTCCCTTTTGCAGTTCCTCAACAATTTTACGGTAAACCCTTTTGTATGCCTGTGATGACTTGCCAATGAAACCACCGGTAATCAAGCCATTATTCTCTTGAGAATCGCCCAAAAGTAAGCAACCACTCGTGTGTTCATCAGTGTTACCACAATGTATAAGAATATACTCAAAGTTAGGAACGTTAGTGATATGCAACATACCATCGTGTATATCAGCAAACCTTTCGCTATATCTCTTGTGAAAGCCACCTTCCTTTCTTAATTTTATTTCATATCTGCCATAGGGTATCATTGTTTCCCCCTTGACCTTTACATCTCTTTCCTCATCTTCAAGAGTGTAGCAAAGAAAGTCGTAACCTATCCAAGTCTTTTCCAATAGCATACCATTTGTGCTATCAGATGATATGTTATATCTAAGTACAACTAATTCCATTAAGACTCAGCAGTTTCAGCAGTTTCAGCAGTTTCACAGCTTTTTTTACAAACCTTACATTTACCAAGACAAACTTTACCAAATGTCAAAAAAAATATTATATTACAAATGTGTTTCATTTTTTATTTTTTATAAACTCTAAAATTATATTTAGCTTTTCTTTTACATCATTCATTTGCTCACGCAAAGATTCGTGTCGCTTTTCAAATCCAACCTTCACTTCTTTTATGCTAAAAAAGAAAAACTTATATAAAGCATAAAGACTCCCCATAAGCAAAACAACCGATAGTCCGTAGTTTTCAATTAATTTAAACGCTTCTTCCATTATTTTCCTTGTCCGTTATATGATTTTTTGTATTGTTTTTTACCCTTTGTTCTACTCTTATTCTTAGAGTGTATACCCTTCCTTTTAGTTTTGGGCTTCTCTCTGAACTTAAAAGATATACCCTTAGCCATTGTTAGAGAAGAAATAAGCTACCAATGAGCCGATTACAACAGTCCACAAAGTCCATAACGCTTTCTGCATAGTAAGTCTAGCAGATGTGTTTATGTTCACCCTAGAAACAACACCCTTATCAGGGTCAAGAAGATTCTTTGTTAAATCGTCTAGCTTTTTGTCCATTTTATCTAGCTTATCCTCCATAGAGTCCATTCTTTGTTTCATAAGTGCTATTTCTTGTGCTGCTGTTGCTCTTGCCATTGTTATGCTGTATAAACAACCTCAACGGTTGAGTTAAGTCTTACTGTCGTTGCTGCTGCTGCTGTTGGCTTCAGTGTTACTATTAAAACATCCCCTGCTGAAAAAGATGATGATGAAGATAAAGAAGTTACTGAAAAAACATTCGGAGTAGTATTACCTTCTCCTGTTTCTGTCATCGTATCTCCTAATTGTGTCAAAGCAAAACCTGAACTGCTCTCATCAGTAGGAGTACCTTTGTATATTCTTATCTCAACGCTTCTTGGACTATTTATAGCCATTACACCACCAAATGCACTCACATACCCACCTCTCAAGCAATAAAGAACAGATTGAGCCACAGCATCTTGTCCATCAGCAGTTGGATTAGTTATAACAGTATCAAATGTATGTGTTGTACTACCTGCGTAAGTTGGTGCATATTCATCTGTCGTTGACTTACTTAAAAATCCTGCAACTCTTACAAAGTGAGTCGTTCTTAATCTATCGTCTTGCCACTCTAAGCTACCTGAATTATTCTTGGTAAGAACAGTATTGTTAGCTGCTGAACTAAAATCTTTAGGAACGTGAAGTTGTGAGTTGTCTAAACTGCTGTGTTCGTTACTTGCCATATTATGCTGATGCTATAAAAATTTCAATATCTACGTCATTACCTGCAGGGTTAACCTGAACACTAGCTATATCAGCCATAGTGCCAAAGCTAGGAGATGTATCTGCTTCTGCTAACATCAAATCATCAGGTGCACCTAGCATATGAGATTCACCCGCACCAAGTCTTACCTGATACAATGTAGCAGCACCTACGATAGCCAACTCAACAGGATTGGTATCGTCAAGATTAGTTACTCTGATGTACTTAGCATCTTCTAAATCAATAGCATTATCTGATGCAAAAGCATTTCCATTGAATGTTGCAATAGTTGTAGTTTGACTAGCTGCACACTTTACTATTCTCTTGAAAACTTCATTTATACTAGATATCTCAAGAGTTTTTGTACCGCCATACTGAGTTCCACCTAAAGAAAGCGTTTCTGTTACCACAACAGTAAGAGTTGCATTTTGTATTGTTGTTGCCATTTTACTTCTTAATTAGTTTTATTTGTGTTATTAAATCTTCTTTCATTATATTTAAAAAATCCAAAATCTTTTTTTCATCATAGTTTCCATAACCACCACCACCATGCTCTTTGCCACACATATAGCTACCATCAGGCATTTGATGCTCATATCCATCAGGGCAGTCAGGGTTTCTTCTAACCTTTTGATTTTCAGCATCATCCATGGCTTTTTTCATAGGATGGTCTTTAGGCAATAAGTCAGTGTCATGTTGACCACCTTGAAAACGACCTTTACGCATTACAAAAAGAAAAGAATTTACACGAGCAAATGCCCACTGCTCAGGACTTTGTACGTTAGGTCTAACACTCTCAGGATTAGTCTTGTACGCACCGATTCCTCTTTCAAATACTTTAGCAAGTTTGTTATAAGTAACTCTTCCGTTCCAATCCAAGTCAAGGTCTTTTATTTCTTCGTTGTGTTCCTTAACCTTGTTTTCCAAACCTTTCTTTGAGGTTTCTGTAATCTGATTTGTCATATTATCTTTTCTTCCTTCTAATTTTTTTGTTAACTCTAAGATGACATCTTTCATTCCTCGTTCTCCAAGATTTCCGATAACACCCCATTTAATTTGTGCGACAACTCCTGCCACATTGCTGAGATTTGGCTCAACATCTCCTTTAAACTTTTGACCATCTCTAAAATGTCTTTTTGCCCATGATTCCCTTTCTTTTATCCACTCTCTTATAGCTTCGGTATCTTGACCATCTCTAGCTCTACCCCAAAGCATAAACGCTTCGTTACCACGAATATTACCTCCTGCCTTCCATATTTTTGGCTGTTGCTCTTTTAAGTTTTTAGCAAACTCATAGTCAAACTGCTTCTCCTCGCTGTTACGCAAAGAAATCTTTTTGTCATCACCTTTTTTTGGAAAGTCTGTTGCCATTAGTAAAAAATTATTCCGTTCATTTTCTTAGCCAAATCACCATCATTAGGAGTTGAGTAATCACCATCTTTGCCATACAAAGGATAGTCATTTGTTTGGTCCTCATGTGTGATGTAAGCAATCATATCATCCAAAAGAACTTGTGCCTTTCTAAATGTATCATTCTTCATCTGATTAAACTGCTCTACGTTTGCAGGACTGCTAAAGTCAGATGTGTTTACAACAAGACCTGCTGAGGTTGTGTTGTATTGTATCTCATTCATAACCTCAAACCTAACATACCAACAAAGAGCAGGTTTTAGGTAGTGGGTAACCAAGTCAGAGTTGGCAGTTGTAAGAGTAGAGTTGTGGTTTTGAGTTTTTAGTTCCTCATACATATCCAAGCCAAGATAAGGTTTGATATGTGCTAACTCAGCTATCGTAATTATCTCATTACTAATCAACGCTTGGTCTGTTGCCTGATTAGTGAACGATTGTGTAATCACCTCAGATGCTGTAACAAGATTGTTATACTGTCTTACATTTGCCATTATACGTTTGTGTTTTGTCGTTCAACTCTAATTGTCTGTCTGTCAGATATTAACAACTCACCATCCTCAATCTCAGGAAGGTCTTTGTTTAACATCATTCGCTGTTCGTTTATTGTAAGAACTTGCTTGGGGTCTAGGTCTGATAAGAATGAGATTGGTGGCTCATACACAACCTGCAAATCATCAGTATCAAGTCCTAACTCTTTGCTTAACACCTTTTTTATTGGTGATAGCAGAATGTTTGTAGTGTCTTTGATTACCGTACTCATAGCCAACTCATAAGCTATTCTAATCTCACTACCTGTGTTGTTCATCTTTCCTGATGAAATAATACCACTTAAGGCAGGTTGCCATCTGTGAGCAGTAATAATGTTTTGGTCGGTTAGCTTCTGTAAATCTAAGAAGTCACCATCTTCCTTGTTGCTAATTATTTGAACGTCAGTACCTCTGCTGTCCTCTCCATTCTTAACAAGGAATAATATCTTGGAGTTGTTTCCACTACCCGTCAATGTTTCTTTGGCAGTTTCAACAAACTTTTCAGCTTCTGCTTCTCCAAAGTCGCTATTTACAGTAACGATTGCCGAAGGACTAAAGCCATTCTTAAATGCTGTGTGATTAAATTTACCAATCTCATAGTCAATCGCTATGTGTTCAAGAGCAGCAACATAATCAGGCAAACCATAAAAGTTAAATGTACTTTCATAGTCTTTGTAATGCACAACAAATCTACTTGATGCAATATTTGGATAAACAGGTATTACCTGCTTTTTCTCAGGACTTTTCTTGTAGTTAGTCCAATCAGGGTGAAAACAAATGGTTTTCTTATTCTTGCTAATCCTTGCTGTCGAAGCATCTTTGTGATAGAAGTTTATACCACCGTCATAAACAACACCTTCAAGATAGGCATTGCCATAAGTAAAATAGTCATCAGCCAACTTCTTGAATACATCCTTTAAACTTTCTCCATCTGCGTTGATGTCGTCAATGTATTCTGCTAATGATTCGTTTCTTGTAAAAAACCCACTACCTGTTGTAAATGTAGTCTTTTGAGCTAGCACCGAACGATGCGTTGAGGATTGTCTTTTTAACTCAGCTAAATACTGAGGAAACAAATTGTCTTTACCAAAAGGTATATATTCCTCTCTTAACCTTTCAAGGTCTTTTACCTCTGTGCTAACTTCAGGGGTAGATAGGTTTACAAAAGCATACTTAGTGTTAAAACTACTATTTATCGGAGTTGTCTTGACTTGATTCTTCTTTTGCTTTTGATTTGGTTTTCTTCGGTTTTGCATCTTCTTTTGTTACAAATTTAGTATATCCTAAGTCAAAAACGCTTTTCAAATCTTTTTGAGTAGCTTTCGACCAATCAATAGAGATTTCTTTAAAATAAGTAACCCCTGATTTCTTTTTCGCTTTATATGCCATATTGCAATATATAAAAAAAATACAAAGTCAGGGGCAGAACCCCCAACTAAGTATTAAGTATTAGTATTAAGCTATTGAGAATGTACCTGCTGCAGCATCAATCGTTACAGCATCCTCAATTAAGTAAGGAAGCTCACCTGAACTACAAGTAAATGTAATTGTAGCACCTGTTTCATCTCCTAGAGCAGCCCCTGTACTCAATTCAACACTAGATAGTCTTGCATACATTTGGTTGTGAGCATCCGTAGCAGGACCAACGTGAAATTTCTGAGACAAACCAACAGCGTATGTGTTGTCATTATAATCTTGACACATAACAACTAAATTTCTGTTTGAAAGATTGTCTATTGCACTTAAATGTGCATCAGAAAGGTTTGGAATATATGCTGTAACAGTGTGTTCAAACATAATAGTTCCACCTTCTTTAGTTCCTGTTGAGGTCAAAGAACCTGTGCCTTGCTTCAACTCAAACAACTTACCGTTTGCATCAGTTATAGCAGTAATCTGATGATTTCCGTCTGTATCAAAAGTGATAGCAGAAATATCAGAAAACATAAAAACACCTAGAGCTT